TCAAACCCTCACCAAGCATTTCAGGCTTTGCGGCCAGGTATTTCAATCTCCCGTTTTTGAAGTCCGCTATCACCTTGTCGGCTTCCTCATCATCCTGCGAGCCATAAACAGCTTTGCAACCGGGGATAGCCTTGCAAAGGGCTTCCCGCTCACTCTCAAGGTCATGCCACAAAAGGAAATGCTCGTCCTTGTTTTCAGGACGATTAATAATCTCTACGACACGGGCAATCTTCTCTGCCATATTGTCCCGACGTTCTTTCGCTGCATCAGCAAGTCCGAGAGCAGCCTCACGAAACATCTTCACTTGTCCGTCACGGTCTGTACCGGCAGTGGAATTGTCAACGCTAACCACTTCTTCATGTACCCGCAGTTCCGGCAATTCATAGCCGGTATCAGGATAACCGAGGTCGGAAGGCTTGGTTAGGAACAATGCCCAAGTTGATACCCACAGCCAAAATTCTTTTTCTTTGTGTGGATAAAGCGTTAGATTATTAGCTTTGGTACTATCACGTTGAAAAAAACGTGTAAGGGCTTGACCTGTATCCATCACTCCAAGATATCCGGCATAATGTATCAGCTCCTTGTATCTGTTAGGTGACGGCGTGGCAGTGGCAACAAAGCGGAAAGGCACATCGGCGAACAGCGGTAGGAACTCTTGGTATGTCTTGGTGCCGAACCCTCTCAATACGCTTGCTTCATCCAATGAGGTAACGGTAAAAAAGGAAGGTTCTATTCTTACGCCGTCTTCTCCGTCACGGACACGCTCATAGTTGGTAATCATTATATCACACTTGCAGGCTCTGACTTCGCTCATGGTCTTGACATACTTAACTGTCATGTTCATGTGCTCCTTAGCTTGGGTGATAAACTCTACTACTACACGTTTAGGACAAACGATAAGAGCTTTACCAAAATACTGGTTGATTATAACTCTGCATATCTCCAATTGGGTTACTGTTTTCTGCATACCGAAACTGGAGAATATGGCACGGCAACCACCGGAAACCGCCCAACGAACGGTATCTCTCACATGAGGGTAAAGAGAAGTTGATATTTCATTAGGATTAACTTCAAATCCAGTATTGTGGCTAATAGCCATCTTGTCTTTTAGAAATTCTATATAGTCTTTCATTTTCATTTCAAATAAAGAGAGGAAACCGTTAGGCTTCCTCTGTGTTATCGTTATTAAGTTCTTCGAGTTGCTGTTTGAGCTTCATCTCTTTCTTGCTATATGAATCTGCAAGTTTCTTTGTTAGCGCATTGTAATCATCCGGATATTGTTCTGCAAAAAGGATTTTCTGACACTTTTGCAAATAGGAGCAGAAATTCACATTATTCGATGATAAGCATTCAGCAATAAAGGCTCTATACCATTGGTGTCGGTCAGCTTGGTTGTTCTTGACATAATTTACAAAATCACTCTCACCATTCCATTTTTTCAAATTCAGTTTTTCAAGATAAGTACTGCTACAACCGCTAAGAACCAGCACATCAAAAACAAGTTGTTCATTTTCAGAGAATTCTTTTGTTCTCTGATAATATGTTTTCTCTTGCGCCCACTTGCGCATTTCTTCAGCAGACTTCTCCTTGACTATATCCTTCGCTCTTTTTAATTGGGCGTTTATTTTTTCCCTTTCTATCTCTTTTAGATCGGCAACAGCGGCAGTACTAGAAACCAGTTCTTTCTTTGTGTAATAGAATTTTACATTAAATTCTGGATTATAATTACCAAAGAATGAGATACAGCGATAAATTTCACCTTCATCAAGCATTTTTAGTGTCCGTTCATCATCAGCACTATAATAACATAAACTCCTAAACACCTCATCTGGATTAACTACTTCAAATCCAAGTTGCTTTACGGCTTCTAAAGCACTTTCATATTGTGCTTTTCTTTCATCACTCCAATAATATTCTGCTTTTGCTACAATAACAGTTTTTCCGAATGAAAAAGGTTCACCTACTTTAACAAGATTCTCACTCTCAAGCAGAATCTTTCGGATTACATATGCAATCCGCTTTCTATAAAAACAGGCAGCATTGATACAGCGAGCATTCTTATTATTCATCTCATAGAACAAACAACCATGATTACAGGTATTAGATTCACATTGAGAGCACTGCTTAAATTCGCCATTTTCCCAATTGTCTGCGTCTTCTTTAATCCAATCCGCTTTATCCAGTTCTAAAAAGGAATTACTAACATAGTCACGTATCATAGATGTCGTGCATTGTTCATCTTCTTCCTCATTGAACTCCTTTTGAGTTTCTTCGTCAAGTTTTGAAAGAATCATAGCACCGGATAATGGTATGTCTCCATTTCTTACACGTTCTTTCAGTTCCGGGATAAGACCGTTTAGCTTTATACGGTCAAAGACAAAACGAGTAGACTTTCCAAATTTAAGAGCAATATCTTCCAAAGTCCGTCCTTTCTCAGCCAACTGCGCAAAGGCAAAAGCTTCTTCGATGGGATCAACATCTTTTCTTTGAAGATTCTCGGTAATCATCGCTTCAAAAGCCTCATCGTCTGTCATTTCTCTGACAATGCAGGATATTGTCTGAAATTTCTCCGACTTTTTTCGATGGGCTTTGATTTTTGCAACATTCGCTTCATCTTCCTTTGCTTTCAAAAGTGACACAGCCCGAAAACGACGCTCACCGCAAACAATTTCATACGAACAGGGAATTGTCGTAACACCGCCAGTCTCTAAGTCAGTAAAATCTTCGGATTTGGCTACCCTGACGGTGATAGGCTGCAATAAGCCTTGCTTTTCAATGTTGCTTGCGAGCTCTTCAAGAGCTGCTTCATCAAAAGTCTTTCTCGGATTCAAAGGAGAAGGACTAATAAGGTCAATTCTAATGTTTTGTACTTCCATAATTTAATTATATTGGTTTGACTTTTAATTCATTACATCAGTAAAGTTATCGTAAAATGACAAGTTATGCAAACAGAAACTTCGCCATTTTAACGCCATTTTCATGTGGGCTTATTACGTATTTGAATAAATCCTCTTCTTTCAGTTTCCCGAAGAAGTTCCATATCTTCTTCTCGTATTTCAGCAGGCGTTTCACCGTTCACACTTCGATACGTTCCAATACCGAAACGCTCTCTGATACGAGCAATTTTATCCGAATCTTTAGTAACCCAGTAAATTGTAACTTTCATAGTAGCTATATTCTACGACTCTCGCCACACAGGGGGAGAACATTAAACGTTTTAAAACGATCCACTAATCTTGGCCCAAAACGTTTCTTAAATTCGGCTATGCCAAGATTCGATGTTATATGATACTTCTTGCCATATTGCTGAAAAATCTCATACCGGGCATAAAGAAATTCATCAATAACTGAATCGAGACTGGTACCATACGATTTTTGATTTTCCGTTTCCAGACCGATATCATTCAAGCAGATATTAAAGGGATTTGGTTTAAATCCTTTGGATTGATTCTCATTGTAAGTGTACAAGTCAATATGCCCGTGAATTTTATAATAATTCATCATTTGAGTAACAGACAAGTTTTCAAAAGCATTGGGGTTACAAGTGAGTTTCAAATAATCTGCAAAAATCTGCATCAACATTGTTTTTCCGGTACCAGGTTCACCAACAAGCAAAAGATTCTTATGAACCTTGTAATTCTCTTCCGGAAACACATTTTGAGCATACCGACATCCGTTGAAGTAGTACAGAAGAAACTGAATTAGTTTAGAGTTGTTATCATCAACATCAAATTTTCTAAACTCCCGTTCCGTATAATCCGTACCAAGGTTAGAAATTAAATTCCAATGACTGTAATACTCTTGCGTATCAGTTAAGTCATATTCAGAAACGTTCTGAATACTTTCTTTGTGCCTTTGTATCAGATTCTCTATCTGTTGGAGCGTCAGCTTGCGCTTGCCGGCTTCCTTCTCCATCAAATTTTGAAGTTTGCTTGATAAATTCTTTTCCTCTTCCGTCATGGTCTAATTCATTTTTTCGATTTTCACGAATACGATCCAGTATCCAAAGGTTTGCTTTGGAATCCCACCGCTCTATTTTCACTCCATTGGCATTCTTCCACCCTATCGAGTCAAAGTGATTGAAGAATATTTCTGCTTGCTCTTGCCAGTCATCTAACCGTTCCGGAGCATTTTGCTTGATGAAGTGTTGAATAACCTCATCAAGCGTAGGAGCTATAAATTCTTTTGCGACTCTTTTAGGTTTCTCCGGTTTAGAGAGTGGGAAAAGCTCGCCAGAGCTACTTTCTTTCTTACCCCCTTTAGGGGGTTCTTTCTTTGTCTCTGTCTTATATTCTTCTTTAGGGGGTATGGGGGAGCTTTCTTGAAAAGGTGTCCCTAAAGGGTACCCTAAAGGTGTCCCTAAAGGATGCCGTAAAGGTGGTATATTTTGCATACCTTTTTGTACACCTTTTATAGAATACGTTGATTTATTGCCTCTTCCATTGCCTTGTTTACATTCAATAAGACCTGCTTGAACTAATCTATTTCGGGCGGACTTGAATACTTTTACAGACACTCCCACGTCAGATGACACCTTTGTATCACTACGTGTCCAGTTATCCTCCCAGCCTAAACGATTCGCAATTTTTAGCAAGTAAAAATAAAGCCTCGTTTCACAGCAGGAAAATTGCCAGCTTTCGTCAAGTTCCCAAAACCTATTGATAAGTTCAATATAAGTCATATCAATTTATAATAATTCCGTAAGACATTGTTTATATAAGGTTGAGGGTCAGCTTTCAGATAATAGCAAACGCTATTAATGAACTCAATCAACCCATGACAAACGACATATACACTGCCATATTTCTCAACTAATGCCTGCCATTCTTTTTGCTCATCAGACTGCGTTCCGGCACGTTTACCTTTTACATGTGGAGTTTTCATCTCTATGCAAAGACTGCTCTTACCACCGCGAGGAAAAAGCAGAATCAAGTCAGCAACACCAGCGATGGCACCTTCATATTTACGCATAGCACCGCTTTTCTTTGTCCTGACGCCGCCGTTTGGTATAGCAAAGAGTAGAGGGCCGACATTGGGAAACGTTTCTCTGAACCAAGTTACACAAATGTGTTGTATCTTGGTTTCAGAATATTTCACCTCCAATTTACGAATATCTTCTTCAGTCATTTTTCTGCTTGTTTTTTGAAATCGTAGCACATTCATTTAGAAGGTCAACGATTTGTTTACACCTGTTCCTGCAACCGACAAAGGATATTATGGTTTCCCATTCAGGACCGAACAACATTTCTTTCTTGTATTCCTGAATATGAGTTCTCTGCCCAATTATAACTAATCTAAATGGCTTCATAATTTATCCCTAAACAAGTCCATTGCAAGATTCACCATATTCCCTTCTACTTGGTCATCCGTTCCGGTTACACCGTTAGCAATGTTCTTCTTTGTTTGAATCACATCATACATATACTTGTCAATAGTATCCTTACCTAAGAAGTAATAGCAGTTAACGTTGTTCTTTTGACCGTTACGGTGTGCTCTATCTTCTGCCTGTTCGCAATCACTGAAAGTCCAAGGGAACTCTATAAAAGCAACACGACTGGCAGCAGTCAAAGTAAGCCCGGTACCGCCCGATTTGAAATTCAGAATAATCAGTTTACAATCCGGATTATTTTGGAAAGAGTCAACGGCATATTGCTTTTGGTTGACACTATCGGAACCCGTTACAGTAACAGCTTTAGGAAATTCCTTTTTCAGTTCTGCTACAACTTCTTTCAAGTAACCGAAAAGTATCAGCTTCTCACCACCGTCGATAACATCATGGACAAATTCACAAACAGCCTTGATTTTACCTCTGGCAGATATCTGCTTTAAAAGCTGCATCTGCACCATAACGGCACCATTCATTGATTTCTGCACTTGTTCATCCGAAGCGTTCTTGTACTTCTTCAAGTATTTTACAATATCAGCCTCGGCAGCCTTATACTCTTTGGTGGTAGTGATATCAACTGTCAAGTATTGACGAGTCTTGTCCGGAAGTTGTGTAAGCACCTTTGACTTCTCACGACGAAAGAAGCAAGTATTCCATAGTCGCCAATTCAGCTCTTTAACGTTGGATGCCTGTTTGGGACCATCACAATATCTTTCAACATACCGGCTATAACCTCCAAAGTCCTCTAATCGACCTAATATTTTTAGCTGTTGTAGCAAGTCTGTATTATTGTTAACAACAGGAGTACCGGTCAATGCGAATATATAACGTTTACCTTTGCAGATACCTTCAACATATTTGCTCTGTTGAGTTTTACTTGATTTGCATTTATGAGATTCGTCAATGATAACAGACCTAAACAGAGAGACACGCTGATCGAAAGCAATACTTTTCATTGTAAGCTTGGATTCCTTATTTACAGCTTTTACAAAAAATTTATTAAGCGATTCATAATTAGTAATGAACACCTCACAAAGTGGGTTGCCATCAGACTTTTTACACTCATAAAATGATTGCCAGGACTGTCGGTTTCTGTCATCAAGGATAATCGAATTCATACCTGCGAACTTCTTAAACTCACGCTGCCAGTTTACTTTCAACGCAGCAGGGCAAATTACAAGTACTGGAAAAGACTCACCATAAATGGGCGCTTCCTTATGTGCTTTAACAACTGCACATATGGCTTGCAATGTTTTACCTAATCCGGGCTGGTCACCGAAAAAACAGCGTTTGTGCTCTATTGCATACTGTACTCCTTCAAGTTGATACTCGTAAGGTTGAAGTAACATATAGTGTTCACCGACAAAAGGTTTCATCGGAGGAATATCATAATTAATATCTTCAGTTACCTCACGTTCCTTGACAGTAGAACAATAACGCATCTGAACAGCCCATTGCGCAAAAGCTCTCACATACCAATTCGCATCACGTCCAATAGGATAACGCGTATCATTGATACTAACAAGCCACGCCCGGTCTGTTCCGTCATAGCGTGGCTTACTTGGTATCATCTTTATGACCTCGACCAACTTTGGGTGATACTCGAACTGAATCCGGTACAGATTGGGCGTCTTAGTCACATAAATTGGTTTCATGAAGCAGGTTCTAATACTAATTCATGATGTTCAACTGTTGAACATATCCCGTTATCTTCACCATCTTCATTCATTGCATCAGCAGCTTCATCAACCTTGTCAAACGGATCCTCACCATCTTTAAATTCAAATTCCCTTTGAATCTCCGAACATTTATTCTCTGTAACATAAAGCTCTGCTTCATACAAGAAATTATAAACCGCATCACGAAACTCCTCACAATGCACATACGATTCATTGTCCGGATCGAAACCGATACCAGGAGAACAAAGATTAAGGACTTTGCTCGTCATAAGGGTTCGCTTACCTGTCAACACACAAACCTCAAAAGAAGAATCACCACCAATGCTAACGCCGGTTACATTGAACTTTTTGAAGAACTCATCTTCAAGACATGACTCTGGACGTTCCCAATTAATGTACTGGGATTCTTTCTGTTCTGTAATATCGACAATGTAGGGTATGAGCTTGTTTAGCGAATCCTTCAAATCCGGATGAACAGGATTAATCCCCTTGAAAACAATATCGTTTCCTTCCTTGTCTGCATAGACCACTTCAAGACATCCCTTTTTGGTCAATTTTGCTTTTGAAATATTCAAATCCATTTTAATTAAACTTTGAGTTAATACTTACCTATGCAGGTATTCATTAATAAAATCTTTATAGTACTGGTCAACAGGCAATGGCAAATTGATTCCTAATTCGGTGGCAGCATCAGCCTGAACCTTATCCATGAAAGTTTTCATTTGGATCGTATTCAATTTAGAAGTACTTCCAACAACCGAAACAATATTTCCATTCATACATATTTGCCGTGGAAGAAACTTCCGGCAATAGTAATCATGTACATCCAACTTATCCGTGCCTGTCTCCCTCTCAATACAGGCAAACCACAGCCACATGAGCGCGTTCTGCGACAGGGTACGTGGTTCTACCTTTCTCTTGATGCTTACAGTGTAAGTTCCATTCTTGAGCGTGGAACAGAGGTAGTCAAACGACTTATCCATTGTGACTACCCCATTTTGTTTTGTTAGAATAGCTTCTGCCATATTTAGAATGGTAAATCATCAGGCGGTGATACCTGTTGATATGGCTGTTGCTGATATGCAGGCTGCTGTACTTGTTGTTGCTGTCTCTGTGTAGGCTGTTGCGTTGGTAACGGTGGTGGTACAGGAGCAGCCTGTTGTTGAACTTTCGGTGTAAGCATCTCGATACTATCAACAAAGACTTCAGTTATGTAACGTTTAACTCCTTTGCTATCGTCATAGTTACGAGTGCGTAACTTACCTTCTATATACAACTTATCTCCTTTATGGACGTACTTCTCAACTATTTCAGCAGTCTTATTCCAAAAAATAAGATTATGCCATTCTGTACGTTCCGGCACCTGGGTTCCATTTTGTAAGGTGTACGCCTTATCTGTTGTAGCAAAAGATAAAGAAGCTACTTTCGCTCCACCGTCCAATGTTCTCACATCCGGGTCTTTACCGGCACGCCCTATAAGAATTACTTTATTAACACTCATTTTCCTTCCTCCCTTATAGTTACACGAATACTATCCGCTTTAGTTGATGTTTTTAAATATTGAGAATATAGTTCCGGGTGATCTTCCTGAAACTTCTTTGCATCAAAACTCTTACCCGTTGAAGAGGGAGTATAGCTAACACGCAACCGACCGGCGTCCCATGATTTAACACCGTTCTCACGCATGGCACTTTTAAGCTGTTCCTTATAACCTTTCTGCACTTCAGCGATATAACTCGCCTGTTCCTCTATATCAATAATAGTATTTACTAATTGCATAGGAATAAGCTGCTTCTCATCGGCTGGAACAGGAGCATTAGGTAAGAACTGTTCACCTTTAATCTCACACTCCAGTAATCTCTTAACCTCTGCATCCGGCTTACGCTCAATCTCGACTAATTCCGACTTATTTCCACGTAACCAAATGCCAAACAGTTTATCAACTTTAATTAGTGGATTTTGAAGTTCAAACAAATAGGCATAGATTGATAGCTGCCAACTCAAATACTCACGGTCAAGGCTTGCAGTAGTCTTGATGTCGCCAAGACTGATTTTTTCGTCCTTTTCCCAAACACAATCAATATTCGATGCAAAATATTCATTGTCTGAAACAGTGTACTCATTGGCAAAAGCCTTATATCCGGCATTTACTCTTTCCCTGATATAATTAATAGCTTCAATACTCTCGGGTGGTAATCCTGTAACATCAGCAAACTGGCATTGTCCATGAATACGACTGCCTTTTTCAGCAGCTTTTTTCAATATGTATTCTGGAATATCCCTATACTTATTGGGAAATAGTTGCCGGCTTATCATTCCGGTAATACCTTTCAGTTGCTTTTCACCAAGAAAATATGTGTGGTTCTCTTCTGAGAAAACCACACTCGATTTAACCAACTCTATCATGATGCAGGATAAATTTTGCCCATTTCCATACAAGCATTTACAAACTCTTTATCATTTTGCATAGCCGGATTAGCATACCATACTTTTTCAAGTTCAGCTCTGCTTTTGACAGCAAGCATGTCAGCAATAGCCTTTTTCAGTTGGGCACCAGTATAAACTGGATTCTTCATACTAGCCGGTGTTTTTGCAGGCTGTTGTGCGTCTTCTTTATCGTGAGTGTTAGTTGCATCACTGTCTTTTGTATCATCAATGCAAAATAGACCGTTAAGAGCATACTTTCTTGCATAAGAAGATGAGGCTCCGGTAATTTGGCTGCCATCCATTCCCTTCTTTGTTTCCTCTTCTCTCGCAAAAGCAGTCACTATTTCTTTTTCCCCTTTTTCGTTGGTTAAAGTGGCAGTTGCTTTTACATAAATTCTATTGCCTACTGGCACCATCTCATCACTGAGAGTTAACGAACACTTTGTTTCAGTCAGAATAGGTTTCACTGACTCAAGAATATCCTCACAACTACGGTATTTGTAACTACCGAACTTATTAAATTGCCCTTTCGGGGCTTTCAGCTTTTGCTGAATGGTTACTAATTCTTTCATAATTCTGAATTAATGGTTTGACTTTTAGTTTATTACATCAGTAAAGGTAATCGTTATTGACAAGTTTAGCAAACAGAAACTTCGCCATTTTAACGCCATTTTCAGGTAGTTAAAAACTGCCTGTACGGTATTGTACAGGCAGAAAAATAAGAAAATGAATAATCCAATGTACCTTATGGAACGGCTACGCTTGAAGGGTGTACGGCTCCCTGATTTATACATAATGTAAATGCTAGTGGACGGAACCGGAGTCGAACCGGTCTCACGGAATATTGGTGCACATCACCGCAGTTTCAACCAACGATATACATATCCGCCCGATTAATTAAAAAGGTGCACTATCTTCACAGACCATACACCCCAATCACAAACACAAAACAAAACTCATGAACTACTATAATTTAATTAGGATCAGAAGGGTGAATGGCGTGGGGATCGAACCCACATCACGCATATCTGCGTATGCTGCCAATTACACCAGCCATCCGTTTTAAGTGAACTATTCTCACGAACCATTCACCTAGAACACAAACACAAAATAAAACACGACATTAACTATTAAATAGCACTCTCACGAGCTTCTTGCTTCCGGATAGCCGTTCAAAGCACACCGGAATAGTATAGAACAATTAAAACTCAAATAACAGGGGCTTTAACCCTACAGCGTCCTTTTCGCTGGCAACATTAGTTAAACATAAAAAGAAAAATTCTCTGTGAAGGAACCCGGACTCGAACCGGGATGACAGATTACCTATGTATGACTTTCTTCAATCTATCTGCATACTTGCGTCTACCAATTCCGCCATTCCTTCAGGTCGTAGCCAGACGCTTCCGGCTACATTGATTGAATTGTTATTGATACAAACATAATTTTCCCCCTCACGGGTTACTTAACTCTGATTGAGTTGAGCCGGGAAACGGATTCGAACCGCTGACCTCATGTAGAAACATGCGCTCTAACCAACTGGGCTATCCCGGCAGATGCCCGGAGAACCGGGCTAATTGGCAAATACTAAAATTAAGCAATGTTGACCTTCACAGGCTATTTTTATTTTGTTTCTTATCTTCATAGATAAATCTAGTAACCAATAGTACAACGACTACGAAGAATATGATATATGACCAAGCGATATCACTTCTTGTAGCTTCGATTCCCCCACCTATATACATAGCTACCAATAAGGCAACCACTGTAAAAATGTTATGAACGATTTTCAATGTTTTCATTTCTTCCGTTTTTTACGTTTGACTTTCTTAGCGCATCGGCAATGAAGTAATACCTGAGCAGCATTACAGTGCCATTTACCATTTTGAGCATTTACAGGCTTATCACTTTCAATCTTACCCGCTTCTATAAGATTCATCAATTTCTTTTCCCCACCTACATAATATGCAGACTTATCTTTTCCGAATGTCTCTGTAGAAAACAGACGGAGAATATTATCTAGCAATATTTCAGCCATTTCACCTCTAATCATCTCAACAAACAAGGTAGTTACGCAATTCTAGTTACTATAAACTGCATATTTTTTACGTCTGACTTTGTTTTCCAAACCATTCCTTCAGCTTTTTCTTTATAAAGCCGAGCATTTAAAGTGTAAGTAACAGACGTTTTTTGAATGATAGGAAATACTTCTATTGCACCAACGTCCATGTTTCGCAAAACATTGATTATACTGCGTCTTTCTATTTCTTTTTCCATACTGATTAATTTTAAAATAAAAGCTCCCCCGAACCAATTCGATCGGCAGCATCACGCTTTATTCGGAGGATTTACTTAACTTTGGGGTGTAAAATCAAAAATTAAGTGAAGAAATTCATTCATTATCTCTCTTTTTATCTCGATTAAACCCGACTTTACAATCTGCATAATCCCCAAAAGCTTTCTGTATCATAGCAGGAAGCTTTTCGGCTACTATTTTAGCTGATTTTATCGGCATATTCTCTACATGCAATGAGAATGTGGCATCTTCCAAATTCTCATTGCTATCGTTTTTAATTGTTACTTGAATCATGTGATTATTAATTAGTTAATAATTTTCCCGTTCCAAGATTATTCGCTAATAAAAAAGGAACGGGGGATTTTCTTATTTTTGAAGTGTCAAATCAAAAAACAAGAAAAATATGAATAATGAAGAAAAAGTAGTTTCATACTACAAAGAAACTTTAGAGAAAAAAATCGAATGGACTTTCAGACTCCAAAGCACTCTGTTGACTGTTGCATCTGCTACTTTTGCTGTACTTGTTTCTTTAAGCAATCTTTCAACCAACAACGCTTGCAGTCGAATTTTACTATTGGTGGTAATATGTTCAAACGCACTATCCATCCTTTTTTCGTGTATAACCATATACGAGAATCGAGCAATGAGCAACGTGATGATACGCAACGCTCAAAAACGGGTAGAAGAATATATCCTCTATAGCTTATACAATTCCAAAATGACCGTAACGCCAGCCGTACCACGCAATAAAATCTTCGCAATTTGTGAGTCAATTTCCTACATTTCATTTCTATTCTTTATTATTAGTTTAACAGCCTATGCAATTTATAAGATATACACGCAGTTGTAACGTCAATTAAACACTGAAGTGATGAACGGATTCGAACCGCCGACCTCATGTAGAAACATGCGCTCTAACCAACTAAGCTACATCACCTTTATATACATAAAGCAAATACCTCGATTTGCCGACAAACGTCTAACTGATTTAGTTTTACAACGATACGGCTTGACCATTAACCACAGCATTATATCGTTGAGAAGCCCGCCTACATCAGTAATCCCTTTCGGCATGTGTCGGCTTCCAAAACACCATTTTACCAATATGTCAAAGAACTCTTCTCTGTTGTTCCCAGTCTCCCTTCAAGGGCAGGCTCAAAGACCGGACTGGGTACCGGATAACCGGCGGTTTGGTTTGACTTTAGTGAGGGTTAGAGAATACTTTGGTTGTTCTTCAAAACTATGTCCATTAAGTTTCGTTGCGATTCAATAAATTTCTTCAAATCATCACATTGGGAAACTTTCTCTCTATAAAATCCACGTTCTGATTCTAAATCTCGTTTGAGTTTTTCATTCTCACCTCTCAAAGAGCTGATCAACGCGTCTCGTTCTTCAATCACAGCTTCATATTTGTCTCGCTGTATTTCTAGTTCGGTTCTTTTATCCATTGTTGTATAATTTGATTAATCTCCGACGTAATGTGCACCGTAATGAGTACTATTTGGGTTGTAGTAAGCGGAAGCGGGAATATTAAGGTTATTATATTCCTTGCTAGGTGTAGCTTTGGCAGTCTTGCTCATAGCTTCATGTCTTTCAGCTAAAAATTTATCAGTTCTTGATTTCATAGCTTCCGGTGAGAAACTTTCTTGGAGTTTTGCGAAGCTCCATGCAGATTTTAAACACTCTGAAAATGTTTTTCCACCCTTCTTGTAATTGCGGTGTGCAGACTTCATTATTTGTGATAAATTGTAGCTCATAATCGTTATTTTTTAATTGGTTTTATCAATCAATTTTTGTATGTTTGTATGATTGATTGATTTATGATGCAAATATATCCTCAAATGTGGATATATAAAAATTTAAAACCTACTTTATATCCCCATTTGTGGATATTTAACTTTTGATTGATTATGATAAACAGAATTAAAGAAGTAATAACCTATTCAGGGCTATCAGAGAGGGGATTTGCTATTAAGTGTGGATTAAAGCCCACAACTATTAATAATCAACTGATAGGAAAAAGAGAAATTAGCCTTGCAACAATAATAGCAATTTCATCCTCATTTGAGGAAATTTCCGCAGAATGGTTGTTAAGAGGAACTGGTTCCATGCTCATTCAAAAAGAAGAAACAGAACCAGGAATGGACAAATTGAAAAGTATTGTATATACCATAGCCAATTTGCAGGATGAAATCAATGAGAAGACAGTGCTTACCCAACGGCTTTTGGAAGAAAACCAAAAATTAAAGGGTGAACTGGCTATGTTGAAGAATGAAAGAAATGTAGGATAAGCCATGAAAAGAACATATCATAGCATTGTTTTATCAATCACTTTTTATACTTTTGGAGTATTGATTGATTGATGATGCAAATATAAACGTATTTACATTAATTACAAAACACAAAGCTTGATAAATAATCGTATTTACGTTAATTGACTATTAATTATAGATATGGCTGAAACAAGCGTAAACGAAAAAATTAGAGAGATTATCTCTTATTATAAGCTGTCAGACAGACAGTTTTCCATTAAAATTGGGGTAACCCAATCGGTGATTGGTTCAATGTTTCAAAAAAACACAGAACCTTCCTCTAAAGTAATTAAGCTCACATTAAACGCATTTACGGATATTTCAGCAGATTGGTTACTACGCAATAAAGGCCCAATGCTGATTTCAGATATCAAACCTGATCCAAATATTGAACGCATGGAACGCCTTGTTGATACAATAGCAACCCTTCAGGGGACTATAAATGAACAGATGAAAACTAATCAATTACTAACAGAGAAGTTGAAAAAAATCGAAGGCGAATTAGCTATGTTGAAAAATGAACGAAATGTAGGATAATAAAAGAAAATAACTATGACAGAAAAAGAAAATCCCAAACAAGAAACAGCAAAGCAAGAAGATAACCCGTCTGCAAAATGCTCAGAGAATTGTTCGCATTATATAGATAAAAAACGCCTTCATCTATACAAAGGAAAATTCTTAATTTCCATTATTGTATGTACAATCTGTATCATTGCAATATTCGTTCTTTTCCATTTAAACTATAGGGGAAGTCAAAATAAAGTTATTGAAGTCCAAAAGGAGTTTTACGACAACTTAACAAACAAATATTTAAAATCTCTAACCATAACTAAAGATAGCACCATTAGTCTAGATCAAGTTGTTATTGATATAGTGGAAGAAAAACAAAAAGAATCATTATCTTTGCTAGAGCTACAATATAACAAATTACAGCATGATTTTACTGTATTGTCGTTATGGGCTGGTATATTGATGATTGTATTCCTTATTTTCTCTATATACTCAATATTTAAAGTGGATGAAATGCAAAAACAAGGAAGAGACTATTTGGATAAAATGGAAGATTTCTCTATTAAGGCAAAAGAAAATTCAGGCAATATAGAGAAACAAGCGGCCAAAAAGATTAAATCATTAAATGACCAAGCAGATGATGAAATAAAGAAGTTGTCTTTTGCAAGCAACAAACAATTGGAAGAGTTGCAAACAAATATTACAACAATCCAAAAAGATTTTGAATCTAGTGTTGCCGAAAAGACACTAGAATTTCAAAAGACAATTCAACAATATCGAGATGAAATGAAGAAGACATCAGAACAAAACAATAAACTTCTTGGAGATTTTGTTCGATTACTTGTTTCTTCAAATTCAAGTGGAAAGGAATCTAAAGATTAATATTATGTGCTCAATAGATACATTACAATCAATGGCGCAGATTTATTCTGACATAGCGAACCTGTATTTAAACAAATATGAATACATGGAGAAAATTAGTGTTATGCGTTTAAAGAGAGTTGATTTCTCCAATTCCGAAGGAAAAGAGATTCCTGATATAGAAATACATCCTAATGATGATATCTATAATAAAATTACAGAAGTATTTGAACATATTTTATCTCTCACATTAAAAAATAAAAATAAATCCGTTTGGGAAAGTATTTCTATTTACCTTAACTCTCTTAATGATATAGTACAAGGATTTCCTGGATTTAAAAAAAGACCTATCAATAAAGAATTTGAGGAAGTAATAGATGAAGCCATTGATATAGCCAAGAAAAACGAGGATAATAATTTGAGGATAAACATTATTAAATGCAAATATAACATATATAACGTATGAAAGTTTACATATTTATATACAACAATTCTCTAGGTAATGAAGAAGAAACCAAAGAGTTATTAAATTCAATCAGAGAAATATCTGACTGGAGAACAGATATCAGAAACACATTTTTAATAAAATCAACATTAGAAGCTAATGAATTGGCAGATATCATTATAAAAAACAAACCTCAAGCCCGTTTTCTTATTTCAGAAATAGCAGAAAATCGGCAAGGATGGCTACCTAAAGACGCATGGAAATTTATAAAAGATTAAAATATGAAATATAGAAATCTTGATAGTACATAAAACATCAAATGGTCGAATTATGGTCGAACCATAAAAAAAAGCAGGACTATATAATTGATATACAGAATATATAACTAGATTTCCAAAAATGTGTCTAGTTTAGTTTTTGTGTT